AGAACTATAATAAACAACATTTTCATAACCCCAAATTGTAGTATTCTGTGCTAATTCACCTGACATATCTTGTGAAAATAGATCATGTTGCATTGATTGTAGCTGAGGATTAACAAGATCCATACGAGTACACATACCATTTTGAAGCATATATAACGACATATGATAAAATAAATTCTTTTTATTTTCTTTATTACCTATATAATAACCATAATCATTATATTGTTTGTGTATAGTTGCGCCGTTGTCAATAACTATATCTGAATCACGTGTACTATACTGACTGTTGCTTAGTCGTTGCCCATTGAGAAAATAAAATTGATATATTCGTCTCCAAAAATCAGTTGTATAATTAGATTTATCATCATGAAATGTAATCGTAATAGGTTGATAGTTTATTCTAAGTGGAACAATTCGTGGTTTATTATATTGATTAAGTGTTTCAGTATCAATATCAAACTTTGGTGCATCGACACTCTTAATTCTGTGCATTACATCTATTAAGGATTTAGGATTTGCATTAGTTGGACCTAAGTCTGTATAATGAAAGGCAACAAAATAATGATTTTTAAATCGCGGTAACTTATCGAGCGTATCGCCAAGCATACCGTGAACACGGGGCGCCTCGGACGCCCCGTGAAATACAGTTCTAAAATCTTTATATTCATCTGGGCCAACTTCGCCCATATGTGCATTTTGAATGTACCTTGCCATATGTGTACTACTCTATTATGATGATTGCGTTGTAGTGCCAGCCATTAATGTGCTACCACCTGCAAAATGTAATGCATTATCAAAACGAATTTGTAATGTTACTATTACAGGATCACTTGCGGCATAATCACCTTGGTCATAATCAACATTTTGAATAAAACAACCTTCAAGATGCCATTTATCCAATTCTGTAGTTGCTCCACCTTGAGCACCTGTTAAAATAGCAACAGTCATTTCAAATTTATAATCAATTCCACTTAATGCTGAAGTTTGTAGATGATGATCAACTTGTCTTTGAATTTGCCTACCAACTAATCCTACAATATTGTTCTGTACATCATCACGAAATACTGCATTGAGCATAGTCCACTCATGTTTACCTGCTAGATAAACACGTGAATTATACGAATGTACTGGTACTTCTTCATAAGAAATCTTAGGACGATCACATGTAACGACATTACGAGTAAATTCACGTACGCCGGCAATACCACCCATATCACTAAACTGAACCCTATACTTATATTTTAACTTAGGCTGTAGAATTCCTCTAGCATCATCGCCTGATATATCAATACCAAATTTGGTCATAATTCATGTCTCCCTTCTTTATAATATTTATCTAATCCAACCCAAGAATGAGTGGGGGCTTATACCCCCATTCACTCGGGTTTTAATGAAAAATCCTTATCCTGCTATAGTCAAGGACTCTCCTGTATTTCTCACACGAATTGGAATGTAGATAAATTCAATTGCCTTAACAGGCTGAATTGCTACATCGACCCAAAGTTCATTTCGATCAATACGAGTTGGTGTGTTATTACTATCATCACACACAACTAAGAAATCATACAATGCTCGTTTAGTAACCATATCTCCACAGAACTGATTAAAAACTGAAAGTACTTGACTTCGTGTAAATTCATCATTTGGTTCAAATAAGAACGGTTGTGACATATCGTCAAACCGTCTACGTAAAAATGCAACCAAACGTGCAACATTAACGCGGTCTAATGCGCTTGTAATAGTATGTAATGTCTTCTGTCCCCAAACAACCAAGCCTCTATTAGGCATGTGTGCAATTGGGTTTATTTTATTTAAATAAAGTACATCACGTTGACCTTGATTTAGTACCACTGCATTATATTCGCCTTCACCATCAATGTAACCAACACTTGTAGCGTTGTTTACTAGTCCACGATTATAACCAGCTGGTGCAAACCATTCGTATGCTACCTGGTCATTGTAACCCATTGTACGTAATACAATATGCGATGCCGGTTGTACAACACTATCGCCTGTTACGTTAGTTGTCATGCAACCGCCTGGATACCATACACCAATATCAAAACCGGCTGATACAAGACCATTTTCGCCGTTTTCATCAACGACAGCGGTATTTGATGCCCAATTCTTAATAGATGTAGCATCTGATGATAACTTAAATGGTGTATCACCAATAACGAATGCTGTTTCCTTACGATCAACATTAAGTGTCTTCATTTCATCAATTAGTTCTGGGAAACCAGGTGCACAAATTAAATTAAAGAAACGAGTTTCTGCTCGAATTTCTTCACTGGCTGATAATGCAGCTGCCATTGAAGTGGTAATAATTTTCTTCTGTGCAAATCGACCCATATAAGGTGAACCATCTGTTTTAAGTCCTGACTCATTATACCATTTAATGGCTGTTGAGTTATATTTCTTAACATCATAACCTGATGCCATAAAATTCCAACCCAAAGTACCTACTGGGTATGTTGCTGGATTTGGGCTTATTGTTGTAACAGTTTCTAATGCACTTGATGATGTAGCACGGAAGTTACCAAAGACAATACCTTGGTTACTTGTTTGATCTGTGTTATCAACTGCATCCCATGTTGATGATGTACCATTCCACTTGTACAATGAAGGGTATGCATCTACTGCTACTGTATCTAACCATACATCACCACTTGCTGGTGAACCAGGCTTTGATGCAGCTGCTGTCATTGTACCACTAAATGTACGCCATGCTGTATTACCACTGTTATCATATGTTTCTAACATATCAACTGTAGTATTACGACTATCATACCATAATGTACCATTTACTGCTGTGCCTGTTGGTGTTACTGTATTTGGCTCATAACTTAATGCTACCCAATTACTTGATGTAGCTGCTGTAAGACCTAAGTCTGCAAGCATTGTACCTGAACCTGCGGCAAGTGTAATATCTTTACCTGCTGTGTTTGTAATAACAATCTTATTACTTGATACACTTGCAGTAATATTTGTAATACCTGCTGAGTTAATCAATGCAGCTGTTCTAATAACTGCTGTATCTGATGTTGCTGTATATGTAATAGTTGTACCATTAACTACTATTGTATGTGTTGCAGTTAATGAGGGACTTGTTACTGTACCGGTTACTGCCAAGGTTGCACTACCGTTGAATCTCAAAAGTTGATGAGATGCAACATTTAATGTATGTGCGCCCTGTTCATGATTGTATTTGACAAAAATGTTACCAGTTACTGGAGTTGTGTAGTTTGTCCAGGCTGCCGTTGTACTTGCTAATACTGGACTAGTAATTGTTGTCCATGTTTTTGCAGTTGAATCATAAAGTTTTACTTTAAGCGCTGTACCACTATTGTATGACGTTGTTTTAATCCAAACGTCACCTGTTGCTAATGCGGCAGCAGTCGACTTTAAAGTCGGTACTGCGGTATGTGCCGCGAATTGAAAATCTTTACTGGCCGCTGTTGCCCACGTATTTGTACCTAAATGATACCATACGCCGCCAACTTTTTGCCAGACTCTATTATGTGAGTTACCGCCTGCTACGGCTACCCATGCAAAATTTCCATCCAAACCTACACTGTTAAGAGGTGCACCGGTGCCTGAATCATAATCAGTAGCGGCGCTTATCTCACTTACGGTGGCTACTACCCATGTAGCAGTTGACGCATTGTAAGTAAAAACACCCATCATTGACGATGTTAGATCTAACCAGTATGTACCATTAACAGCAGAGCCAGTTGGTGCTGTACCTGCGGCTTCGAGTTCTGATACATCAACAGCTGCTCGAAGAACGTATGCACGATTAGCAAGGCCTAAATAACTATGAGTTGCTAATAACCCATAATCATTCATATTATCGCCGTGTACTAATGTACCACCAACTTTACGGAAGGAAGGATTGCCATATGTTTGTAGTAATTCCCTTTGTGAGGTAATTAAACTTAACTTTGCTGTAGATCCTGTTGTTCCGGATGCTGTACCTGTACCACTTGGATGTGTTTTATCTTTACCTGTTGCTAACACAACCAAAGGAACAGTACCGCTTCCAGCAGAACCATAAAAGGACTCATCGATTACACTAACCGATACGCCCGGTGAAACTAATGTCGCCATTTTCCTTTCCCCTTTGTTCTTTAGCCTTAATGGCTAAATTCAATATACACATATTTATTTGTTTCTTGGCAAATAACACTGATATAGAACCACCTTTAAAAGGGTTCGTCGTAAATAATAGTATGAGTACAAAAAGGCCACTTTGCACTTGCAAAAAACGCCCAGTTGCAGTCAACTATGTAAAAAATAATAAAACATATTATCGCAAAAAATGTGATAAATGTCTACGGCTAGATAAGGGGTTAGATGCAACACCATTTACTAATTGGGGGAAAAGTGGCTATAAAAAAAAGAAAAAATGTGAGCGATGCAACTTTACCGCAGAACATCCTATACAGCTAAATGTATATCATATAGACGGAAACAGAAATAACAACGACTGGAAAAACTTAAAAACCGTATGCTCTAATTGCTTTGTAATGATTTCAGATCTTGGAATACCTTGGAAGCAAGGGGATCTTGTACCAGATTTTTAACAATATTTTCTAAATCATCAAACGTACTATCATTGTAAATTGTATAATCTACTTCACAACCTGGCCAGGAATGCTCACTAGGATGCACTTCAGGATACACCTTTGGCATCATAGGACTATTATAGTCAAGCTCATCATCACGAGCTTTATTGTCTTCGACAGCTGTATCCCACCACGGTGGATCTACACCACGTTTAACTCTAACAATTAAACCATTTAACCGTCTAATTAACTCTATTTCATTTGAAAATCGACAATCAGTAATAATAACATTTTCTTGAATTGCTAACAACTTCTTTTCAAAACTTAACAACCAAATATCATCATGAAATTGATTACGCCATAATTCCGTACCTACAAGTTGTAAGGCTATACGCGGAGTAAAATTAGGTCTATTTAACTTCTCAGACCACCATGTATCGATTGTTTCACGCCATGCTCTGCTATCTTGTGTACTGCCTTCGAGTAATTCTCTATCCCAACCAAATACACAAGCACAGGTATCTTTAAGGGAGTCAGCAAAACTGCCCTTAATCCAGTTATTATAATGTGAAATAAAGTAATTTGCTACTGTGTCTTTGCCACAGCCTTTAAGACCAACAAGTCCTATAATCATATAAACATTATAAACGATTTAAACTATAATGTCAAGTTATCCAATAATAAATGTAGGAGGTTCACTGCCGTCTGTGTATCGTTGTAATTCAATTTCTAAACGGTCTAATTCAGCCTGTCCTTCGGCTTTTAATGCATCGCCATTCAATTGTATACCACCGGCTGCTCCTGGTAAAGAAGCATACTTGCCTCTTGCTTCACCTAATATAACTTTACATGTAGCAAAAGCAAAATCCTCAAGCCATATACGACTACGTCGATCACGTAATATTTCATTCTCTGGCTTTTCATTATAAACATGTAAAAGAATACTTTCTGCGTTTTTAATACGTCGAAGTAATACTAACTTATGTGTATTTGGATGCCAAGTAAAATTTAATTCTGAACCAAAAATACGACCAACTACTTCTTGGTATTGACTGAATGTATCAAATAAACTAACACCACCAATGCGTCCTGCCTGTAGAATATAAAGATTAGTAAATGCTAAATCAAAAGGATCAATACCTGTTCCTGTACCCGAATCACTACCAACTGCACGTCTATAAATTTTACGTACTTCAAGTACTTCTGATGGCAAAAAATATTCATCAACATCTGCTTGCGATGTTAAAAACATACCACTTTCTTCTGTAGCATTAGATGCTCGTTGTCTGTAACGAGTAATTGCCCTATCAACTGCTAAATTATAATGATCAGGGTCTAACTCAACATCAACCATACCACTACCAAGTCGAGTTTGCAAATTTTTTATTACTTCATTACGTGCTGATGTAGGTTTTCGTGCCAT